TCGTCATAAGGATTACGAGCTTCTATTTCATCGTAAGTATCAGCATCTAAATTAGAGCCTGATCCCGCATATTGTTGTATTTCTTCTCTGTCATAACCCATAGCTACTAAGTCGCTTACAGTTTTTACCATGCGATGTGCAACATAGGGCGCTTCATAAATATTTCTTGCATTACGAGAAATTAAAACTTCTTCTGGGGGGATAGACTCAATGCAAACTTGATTTTTTTTCTTAACACGCCTTATGGTTAAATCATAACTTGCAGGAGTTTCTTGTGTTATTTCTTGTCCTGTTTGTGCATCAATCATAGACGTACTTTGCATTTCAACTTTTTCCTTAACCACCTCTACATCGTCATCCATGACTAAGGCCATGTATGCTTCAGGAGTTAAGTTGCTGTATTCGTGCGTGGAAGCTGTAATGCTGTCATCCCAAAACGCCTTAACAAAACCTGATTTTCGTACGAGCGCATCTTTGAACGCATCGTAAAGAACTTTAAAGCCAGGATTTTTTTCTTGAATAATATAATTTATGTAGCTTGTTTGTTGTTCAGCTAATTCTATGTCCTCTGGATTGCGTGGTACAAATTCAACAACTTTTTTTGTGCCAAAAAATGTACGCATAATCGAAGGTAACATAAATAAAACTGAGTCCCGGACATCTGTTGAAATAAACTCTGATTGCAAAGAACTATTTGCTTCAGGCTCGTTGCCTAAATAATATTCTGTGGCTTCTGCCCTAGACTCTCCGATTTGATCGATATAGTCTTTAGCATCATCCATTTCGGATTTGATGATGCTTTGTAATTCTCTTGTGTCGATCTGTTCTTCTTGATTTTCTTCTTTATCTTTGTCGTATTCCATTGATTAACCTATGCGTATAATTTTGGATTTTAAAGGTTGCCTAAAATTATACCCCATAAACGACATACTGCCACTAAAGGAAGCTGCTGAACTGGCCATTGTTAGCGAAAGTGCATCTGCTTTGTCTGGCGATTTTATTCCACGCTTTCGCATTTCTTCTTTACTTTCGAGTTTTATTTTTCCAGATGAGGTATATTTGTAGATAGGCGCAGCTAATTCAGAAACAAGCTCATCATCATTAGGAAGTCTGCAATCACGCTGCGCCAACCAATCCTTTATTCCAAACCAAAGCTCTGCTCTAAGATTTAAGTAGTTTTTCTTAGTTGCAGGTGCTTCAGCAACATTTATGCCACGCACAGGCAAATTTTGTTCAGCTAATCTATCTACAACTCCAGATCCTAAACCAATCACATCAATTAAAATTTCTTGTGGGCGTTCTAAAGCGGTGCAATCATCGTATTTATTTTTTATCGCACCACAAAGTTGCATCAAATCCATAGATTGAAAAGATTTTAATTCTAAGACTGTATTTCCCTGACGAACGCAAAGGGCAGAATTATCGCCACCATAACGTGCTACGTCTAATCCCCAAATAATAGGCGCACTTGCTGATAAGGCCACATCACGATCTACAGCAGCTCTGATTAAATCCATTGGAATTACAGTATCATCGTCAGCACGAGGGAATTCGCCCAATACTTCCACTCGTGCGACTGTTGAGTCCTCGCCATATTGTTCTAACATTTGTTGAAATAGCTCTTTATCTGTGCCTTCGACTGAACGAGAGTCTATTTGTTCCTGGTTCCAGTACGAGCGTTTGCTGTGAAAAGAGTCGTAAAATGGGCCAGTATTTCTTCTTGGATTAGAAAATGTAAACCAGTATCTATCTGCTGTAGGCTCTGAGAAAAATCCTTCAGAAACGCTATAAATTGGCGAAGGAATACCAGATGCTTCATCCATAATCAAACAAACACCATAACTTGAGTGAATACCAGCAAAAGCATCAGGATTTTCTTCAGACCATAATTGCGCTTGTGCGTAGTAATACCCGGTATCAATTTTTAAATCACGAATTAATGCTTCTTCAAACCATTGTGCTGGTCTTATTGTGGTTGCAGTTTTATTAAACCAATGTGAATTTATAGCTAAAGTAAGCCATTTTCCTAATTCCGCCCATGTTCTTGAGCGTAATTGTTGTTCGGTGTTTGCAGTAACAATAATTGTTGATCCCAACCTAGTCGATAACATCCACAATATAAGCCAAGAAACTAATGCAGATTTCCCTATACCACGACCACTAGCAACTGCTAAACGATACATTTCAGGTAAATCAATAGCCTGATTTCTTTGAATATGTATTCCAATATCTCGCAAAATTTTTTCTTGCCACTTTCTAGGGCCAGTAAAGTTTTCGAGGGGCGTTCCTTCTTTTCCCCACTCAAAGACGAATTTCACAAAGTTTAGTGGATCATCTTTGATATTCATTGACCATATTTCAGTCATTAACTCTTTTTCTGCTTCTACACCATATTTCATAAAATTAAAAAAAAATTAGTTCATCAGTTCCATAGCCATAGCCACGCCCCCAGATTTTGCTGGGGGCCTGGAAAAACCTGCGGTCGGGCGATAAAGCGGAGAAAAGAAAACTTCATCGCCCTATGTTTCTGTTTTGGTAGGAGAGTTTGAAGCAGAAACATCAGAGTCTTTACTTTCCAAGAAGGAGCTCTTGCTAGTATCTTCTTGGCCATCAAGGCGCTTGATTTTTTGAGTTGCACCTGGAATTCGCTCTCTTGCGCTATTTATTATTTCTCCCAGATTTATTGTGTGATTAGTTTCAACAATGTTGCGATCCTTCCAATTATCAGGATCTCTGTTCTTTAAGTAGAAAATGGCGGAAGTTTCCTTTCCTTCGAGCGCATTTTCGTACAACTTCGAGGAAACAGCAGCTAAGGCCTGAGCTCTCCCTTTTTTTAAACTGTGTTCTATTTGCTCAATATGTTTCTTCCGGGTAAGCGTAGAATTGCTAATTCCCAATGCTGAAGCGATTTGTCGCTCTGAAAGGCCCATGCCAGCTAGTCTTTGAATTTCTTTATGATCTAAAACAATAGGCTTTCTTCCTGGCTTTTTCTTCTTTTGCATATCATATTTTAATCTTTTTACACTTTTAATTCACTAAATACACTCTAAATTAATTTGAAATAAAGTGTAAATAAATGACTTTTAGGTATTGCAAATGATAGTTAAATATGTTTAAATGATTATATTGATTAATAAATAAAGGAGAAATATTATGAAATATGTCGAACTTAAAAACATTAAAGTCCATCATGGACTTAGTGAAGAAACTTTTTGTTTTGAAGCATCTGTCTATTTAAAAGGCAAACGCATTGGAACAATAGGTAACAGAGGATGTGGTGGTGCTAATGAAATAGGTATCAGCAGTTCAGATGAAAAACTCATTGAAAATTGGTTGAAAGAAAATCTTACTTATGATGATTATGATGGAAACCAAACTCCAATGCACTTTGAAATGTGGTCGTTCTTAGAGGTTGAAAAACATTTACAAGAAAAAGAGTTGAAACGCTTGTTGAACAATAAAGTTCTTGTAATGGATGATACTTGCAAACATGGAGAAAGTTTTAATTGGACTTTCAAGCAATACAAAAGACCAAAACAAGAAGTGATTGATGGTGTTACTAATATGCTTAAAAGCAGTAAGCAATATCAAAATCCTAGAGTCTTAAACAACATGACATTTAAAAAGGCTTATGAGTCTTTTTATGGCTCACAATTATAAGGAGAAATCACATGAAATTAATTGAAACTAAAGTTTGCTTTGAAGATTACTACACAAACTTTGATCCAAACCTTATTTACAACTGCTACATTGATGCAGAGTGTAATGGTTGGAATGGTTGGGCGTGTCCTTACTTTGAAAAGTCTGTTAGAGATAAATTCATTGATAAACAAATCCAAGAGTGTTCTAGCGAAGATGCTGAGTTCTTACAACAACTTCTTGATGTTGAGCCACAAGTTATTAATGGAATGACTCTATATGATATGTCTTGTGGATTATGTTGGGATATTGAAGATGAAGATTTCCAAAAGAAACAAGCGGAATTATTAACCAAAGAGGAGAAAAGGAATGAAGATAATTGATAACCCAATAGACCAATATGGCAATCCCATACCAAAGGAAAAACAATGCTGTCGTTGGTGTAATAAACCAATAAAAAGATTGACTGAGCAAGTTCCTATTGACCAACCAACTAATCATATTGTTGTGAGCAAAGATAGAAACATTAAGGCTTATGATGAATGGGGAGATTTGATAAGAGATCAAAAACCTATGTTTAAAAGAGTTTGGGATGGACAAACATATCAAACTTTAAGATATGGTAATTTTTGTATGACTAAATGTGCTATGGAGTTTGCTAATCGTGTAGTAAATGAAATGGATAAAAAACAAAGAAAGGTATTTTTATGAACAAAGAATATTTAGAAAGTCTTTCTGTAGATCAGTTACAAATTCGTATCTATGATTTAAACAATGAGTTAAATCAGGAGTGGCATTTAGAGAGAATTATGAAACTAAAAACTGCTCAAAGACTGCAAAGAGAACTAGCTTACTGTGAATTCTTATTAATGAATAAAATTAAAAATGGAGAATAAAAATGGATAAAAAGATGTATTTTAAAAGACGAGCAAACTTAAAGTCTGCTATACGAAAATCACATTCTTTAGAGTTCAAGAAAATTTGGATTAACAAATTGATAGAACTTGATAAAATGTATCGTAGTTAATTAAGCGTAGGAAGGTTTCTTTTCATAATATTTCTCCCCTTGAAGCCTTCCTACCACTTAAAATATGCAAAAATCTAAAACACTAATCACTCCCAAACATATAAGCCACAAGAAGAAAACTTCTCAATCTCGTAAAAAGAGAATTGCGACTAGCACTATGAACAAAAACCACAGAAGGCAACGTGGTTTGAATTTAAAGATTTCAGGTAGGTAAATTTTCTCGCAACATTTTATTTAGTCCAACTAATAAAATATGTCTGCGAACGCCCCTTTTACTTTTCCGCATGAGCGTTTTATTTTCTTCGTCTGCTAACCAAATAATATTTCTTTCCTCACTTGCTAACTCAATTAAAGCATTACTGACTGTCTTATGACTCATGCCACACATGAGCGCATAATATCTATTACTATCATGCGAACTCCAAGTTTCTAACCTATGCCTTTCACACAACGCCCATAAAGTTAATTTACTTGCAGGTGTTAATTCTTTATCTCCCACGTTTGCTCTAAACCATTTCCAAACGATCTTCTTCGCTTCTCCGAACGAACGATATTTTCTCGCTACGCTCGTTTGCACGAACGCACTAGCGCTTTCATTCTCTACTTCTTCTACCAACCACCACATAGCTAATTTGAAAGCGTGTTGCCTTGAGCAACAACGCTTTCTATATATATGTTTATATATAGGATATTGTCCTCTAAATTATCCAAATAGTACCCTAGATTACCCATTATGTACCCTAGATTATCCATTTACGCCTTTAGAGTCGCCACTTATTATTTGTAAATCACAGAACAATCCGCCTTGATCTTGTATTCTTTGCCTGGCAATTTCAATATATTCTGCGTTCAGTTCGATTAAAACTGCGTTACGATTATGATTGCTGGCCACGATCCCGGAAGTACCACTTCCGCCAAAAGGATCTAAAACTGTGCCAGGTTTTGTTTCATTGGTTTCGCAATTACATTGTTGTTGCCAATCTCCTTCAACATAACTGTTAGCGCCTTTCAGGCCAGATTTATAAAATACTTCGGTCATGGCTGCATCGTAAGTATCATCAAGTTTGAGTAATGATTTTAAGACTAGCCAATCTTCTTTACCAGGATAACTACCATTCTTTTCAAACCAATGATGCGGTGCTTGTGTGCCAAAGTGTTGCTCAATCTCATCAATCGTGTAATTAGATTTACTTCTAAACTTCTTTAAATAATTTCTTAGATCGTCATGTTTTGGCAAGTTTCTATATTCTATAACTTGGTTGCGGAACTCTTTTTCTATAATTGCATAAGGCTTTTTTTCTTTATCAGTCTTTATTAAATTTGCTTTTATTTGATCTGCTTGTTCCTTAGTTAAGTTTTTTTCAACAACAATTTCCTTTTTATAAGGCGTACCACAAGCAACACAAACCTTTTCTGGACAACCAGCTAATACACAAGGCTCAATCAAATCCATAGGAAAAGTTGCAAAGTGCGCTCCTTTAAAAGGTTTGGTAGTAACTGTCCAAACTGAACGCTTATTTCTTTTAGGATTAGCACCTATCTTTTGTAAATTTTTAGAATAAACACCTTTTACTGCCTTTATGCTTTTTGGTGTATTCGGGCCATCTGGAAACTTTGCATCTTCCTTGATTGCTTCGTTATCAAAATAATATTTTGGACTCTTGCTTAATAAAAATATGTATTCGTGAGCTTTAGTGCAACGATCCTTAACACTCTCAGGCATAGGATTAGGCTTATTCCATATTATATCTTGGCGCAAATACCAACCTGCAGCTTGTAAAGCAAACGCAACTCTAAATGGTATGCCAATAAGATTTTTCTGTGGCAAAGACAAAATTTTATTTCTTTTAAAATCTTTATGACTCCCCATGTTTGATTTTTGTTTTTTACTTTTACCAATAGACCCAGTTGGAGAGCTCGAATAACTATCGCCTAAATTTAGCCAGAGAGTACCTTCAGGTTTTAAAACTCTTTTAACTTCTTCAAATACTTCAACCAGGTTGTCTATGTAATCCTGAAAGGTATCTTCTAAACCTAATTGTCCAGGTTGTTGATAATCTCTTAAATTGAAATAAGGGGGAGAAGTTATACAGGTATCAACGCTCTCTGCAGGTAATTCTTTTAATTTATCTAAACAATTACCTTGAATTATCTTTATCATCTTTTCTCTCCTTTTTTCTGAAAATTCTGTCGAATTGTTCATCAAATTTCTTTTTATCTACCGGGCGTTGCCAATCTCCTTTTCCATTAGTCATTTTCTTTCTCCTTTTTCTTAGGCCAGGCTTTCCAAAGAGCTTCGTTGTATTCTTTTTCTGCCTGTTTGTTTTTCTTTTTTCTTTTTCTATAAAAGCTCATAAGCGAATTGCAAGAACAGTCAAAATTGAAATTAGAATGATGTTACTAATCAATAAAAGCAAAGCTAATAAACTGTGATACCAAATCCAGCGTGTTGCATAAGCATTTTTTATAGATAAATCGTTTGGATCGTATTCTTCTTTCTTCATAGTTCCATATTATTTAAAATGTGTGCGATAACATCAACAGTCCACCCATTCCCAAGCATACGAAAACGCTGACTATTAGAAACATGATTTGTGTAATTGTCAGGCACAGTCTGTAATCGTTCACACTCTAAAGGCGTTAGCTTTCTCCAATGCAAATCATCAACACTATCCCACTCATGCCTATCATACGATCCTCTACCGCCAGAGCGTACTGTCTTAGATTTAGTCCTAAGTTTTGGCTCTCCTACATTAGTTCTATCAGCAAATGAACTTGTAAGTGCATGGGATTTACCTTCTTTATGAAAAATTCTGTCTTGCATATATGGTTGTTTGCCACTCGCTTTTTTACTTGGATTAATTTGATTTGGCTCAGTTTTCACAATCACGTTATCTTTTTGCACAGTAGTTAAGCTGTTTGATTTGCCACTTCTGTTAAGTTCTAGCTTTTGTTGTGTCTTACCATCATCATTGTATCTACCTCGCCAAGCACCAACGATAACTTTTGGCTCACGATTACCACCACTCATAGTATTTAATGTAGGCGACTTACCATCTGGCGAATAAACTCTTTTAAGTATGTCGTGTCCATTTATATCTGTAGCAATACCTACTTGTTTAGGTTTGGTTTCTACGAGTTTCTCTGCATGAGCAGATGTAAGCGTTGGCGATTTACCTTCCTGACTATAGACTCTTTGAGTGGTTTCGTACACACCATCCTTTATTTCAAACTCCATAATAGACTTATCAAATTCATCTGTTGTGATACCAAGTATTTTTTTCAACTCAGGCCAATGTTCTTCAGAAGGTATGGCAAAAAAATCACTACCTACCTTTCTGAAATAATGTTCAACTGTAGAATATTTGTCATTAAGTTCCTTTGCTATCTCTCTTTTGCTTTTATCTGTTTGAGCCAGGTGATCTAAAATACATTTCTGCAATCCTAAAATATCTACTTCATGCTTTCTTACTTTTACTTTTTCTACTGCTAGTCCTACTTGTTTAGGCTTTTTCAAAGCATACAGGCTATCTGTTGATTGTTTGTATTGATTAGCTAACAAAGCACCGCTCTTTTCCTGACCAGGTTTGAACGCTCTTGATCTTGGATTATTTTTTGCTCTCTCGTTTGCCACTTCTGATAAAGCATATTCTTCTAAATCTTGATCTTCTAAAATATCTTTTAACACTATTCCTTTATCCACAGGTTGTTCAACATTAGGTATGTTAGTCCAATATAGTCTTTGTCTATTTTGTGCGCTTAACAAAGCTGAATTTATCAAGATAGGTTTTATCTGACTGCCAAACAAATCGCCCGGATGATTAGGATAACAAGCAGATACTTGTTCAGTAATAACATCTTGAAACTGTTGTTTCATTTTGACATTCTCCAATAAAAAATATTTTGGCTTGATGCCTTTGAGTAATCTTACGAACTCAAAAAATAAAGCTGAACGAGGATCATCAAAAGCCAACTGTTTGCCAGCAAAAGAAAAACCCTGACAAGGCGAGCCAGCAAGTATTAAATTTACGTCTTTAAAATCTTTTACCTTGAGCTCACATACATCGCCAACCTGTATTGTGTTTGGAAAATTTGCTTGTGTAACTTGTATGGCAAACTTATCTATTTCACTTGCATAATAAGTATCAACTTCAATGCCAAGTTTTTGCAAAGCCAACTGACCACAACTCATACCATCAAATAAACTTAAAACTTTTAATCCCAACTGATACCCCCTTTTGTATTTTCGATAGGCTCTAAGACAACATCTTTTCTAAATAAAGTTTTGACTGAATAATCAATCTCACTATTAGACTTAACCATACTTGCTCTCACTACCCTAGTTCTGTCAAATTCTACGCCATTTTCTAAGCAAAGTCTTTCTGCTTCTTCTTGCGATCCAAGATAAAGTGCAAGAGCAAATCTATGACCATCAACAAGGCTACTGGCTCCTCGTATTGACATCCGGGCATCAAGATTACTTTCAGTACCAACGAGTCCTGCTTTATTCATGTGATGGATCGATAATGTCGTTACTCCTAATCTTGCAGATATATTGGCACAGAAACTAGCGTACATTTGTCCAGCTTCGTTTGAACTACTTATTGATGCACTAACAAAACTTTGCACAGGATCAATAACAACTAATTTCAAATTGTTAATACTTTCAAGAGCAGTAATAAGTTCATCTGCTTGAGTGGTTGTGTGCAAACCTTGTGAACTGTTATCGCCAAGAACTATCAACCTTTCTTTTAAACTTGGTATTGGTAAAGCATAGACTTCATTCAAGCCTTCAAACCTTTTCCCTTCTTTGTCTAAAGCATCTACTCTACGATGTAATTCCTGTGCATCATCTTCAGCAGAAAGATAAACAGCAGATCCTGAATTAACTATTTCATTTCCCAACCAAGAGCCTGATCCATGAGCAACTTTTAAACATAAGTCTAATGCCAACATAGATTTACCAATACCACCTATTGATGCCATAATGCCAGGTTTCCCAAGCTCTATAAAATTTTCTACCAACCATTCTCTCTTAGGAATTTCTCCTTTTAAAAATTTCACGTTGAATTGTTTTAATGGCAAACCATTATCTAATATTTCATTTCTAACAACATCTAAACCTTCCTTTTGGTGTAAGTCGTTATAATCGCCTAAAACAGAAGGCAATCTAACTACTGTGTTATTTAATGCTGATGATAATTCTTCTGCCTTCCTTTGCCCCACCTGGTTTTTATCATTATCAAATAAAATATAAAACCTGGCCTTTGTCATTTTTCTTAAATTTGTTAAAGCTGTTAATCCAAAATTTGCTGAAAAGACACAAACCACAGGAAGATTTGTAGCCATAAATACACTCATGGCAGTTGCAACTCCTTCCACAACCAAGACTTGTTCTAAATCAGACCACTCAGACCAACTAAACCCAACTATAAAAACACTTCCTTTTACTTCACTTGCGCTGACAAATCGCTTTTCTCCTGCAGGACTTATGTATTGCAACGACCTAATTTCAGGCTTGACATTGGTAGTAGAATATAAGGGAACAACAAGAGAATTTCCTATTGTTTTCATTCCATAATTTTTAATTTGTTTCTTTGTGAGGTAATCGTGATTAACGCAATCTATACTTTTTCTAAAACGATCTTGACAATCTTTGGCTACTTGATCGTACCTTTTTTTTCTTTCTTTTTTACTCCTCTCTATGTCGTGAGCAATATCGGATTTTAGTTTTTCACGATCTTGGACAGAGAGTTTGTTTATATCGGTATTTGACCATTTATAAGTATTACCATCTCTCCAATTTCCATAAACTATATTTATAAAGTTAGCGTTTTCGTTATAAACATACCAACCAGATTTCTCATTATTTTTGTCAGGTCTGTGGCTTGGACTTGCCTTAACCATACATCTTATGACTTCTCCTGATGTATCTAAATAACTTACTGCCAAGCCATCATTGTTCATTTGATTTATTGCATCTGAAATGTCCTTGCCACTACCAAAATGTAATTCTTTATCTAAAACTAAACCATTCTCATAGAATTTTGTTAAGTCCACTCTTAAACCTCATTCCCCCAAGCATCCCAACCTTCGTTTTTTTCTCTTGCAAATAATTCTATTCTTGGTAAATCGCCACAAAGCTCTACTATCTTTTCTCTAACACAGTCAGGTTTTTTTGAGTGTTGTTCTCTTTGTGCCAACACGACACTTGAAACTTTATTGCTTACTGGTTTTACTTTTCCTTTAACTCCTAACAAGCATAACTCCGAATTGGATTTAGTGTAATAGCCAATTCCGAAAAAAGGTTTGCCATTATTTTTATTAGTCTTGATCCAATTAAACCCAATAGTCTTGTATTTAAAACCCCACTTATCAAAAGTCTTTATTGCTTCATCTAATAATGGAAATGTAACCCACAGAAATAAATAACAATTTTCATCTGCAATTTCTTCTACAGGTAAATCATAAATATCTTGCATAGACATCGTTTCGTAGTGAACAGTTGCGCCACCACAAAGCCTTTTGTGTTTATCCCTTTTATCATTGTAAGACCATGCTGGATCAGCATAAATGATATTGTATTTTTTGTTTGGAAACTCACTCATTCTTTTCTCCTAACTCAGTTTCAAAATCTAAATAGTTTAAAATTATTGTATTAAAAAAACTATCTCGTTGTTCGTTTGTCCACTTATGCAACTCGAAACTACCTGTTTGTTTTGCAATCTGTAAATATTTTTCTTTGGATTGCTTTCTTGCGTACTCTACTCCAAGTGCATTTGTGTAAGTCCTTCTAGCTAATTTCTCTCCTTTTTGTATTCTCTCTTTTAGTTCTTCTAAATGCTTCATACTACAAGAAGCATAATATATTCCTTTGTGTTTAAAAAAGAAACCTTGTGCAGGATTTCCACAAATCCCACACAAGCTCTTTTTATTCAAAATGGAATATCATCATCGCCAAAAGCATCAAGCGGTTTTGCTTCCGCTTCTTCTTTTTCAGCGATTGTGGGGCCAGCTTGAGTAGCTTTTGAAAAGCCTTTACCAAACTGTGCATCTATCTCTGGATAGCCATTATCATTAATTTTAACCATCCCGGTAAATCTAATTCCTCTTAATTCTTCTGTATTTTTAAGAGTAGTTAGATCACAAGCAGCTGCCAAAGCAGACAACTCTGTTTTACCTATTTCAACAGATTTTGCTGAATTAGGATTTGCTACTGTGAACAAACCTGAAACCAAACGACCTTCATGTTTTGGGCCTTGTATCTGAAAAGACATTCGACATCCAATCCAACCACTATCATTTCTGATTTCTTGTTCATCAACATATTGCATAACATATTTGCCAGGCTCTATGTTTTCTTCTACTTCGCTTATTTCTAAGCCACCGAACTGCTCAAGTTCCATTTTTTACCTCTCTTTGATTATAGTTAGTTAAGCATTTTGCACACAAAAATAAACCACCACTTTTATAAATGGCTTCATGTTCACATTCATCGCAAAAAATTATTTCTATATCTTCGTTCATTTAAGCATCTCCGAACGTACAGTTTCCCAATCAAAAGGTAGTGTTTCCGGGAGAGCGTATCTGTTCTTAGCCAGGTAAGCTGGTTTTTCCTGGCAATAAATAATTCTCTCGCCACTAACTGCTTTAGTCGTCATGTTGCCACCCTTACCTTTGACTTGTACTGTTCCAAGTTTGTAGTTTGCAAAGAAACAGCAATCGCTATGTTCAAGAATTAAGTCTGCTGCCTTTCTATGTAACTTGAGTTCGTGTCGATCATAGGCTTCGATCTCTGGCGACTCAAAACGCTTAATTTGATTATGAGCTATCTGCATTATCATAAATCCTTTTTCTCTTAATTCATTTAAAAGCCTTATGTATTCACGCCAATACTTCAATACTTCTACATAACCTTTTCCGTAGCCTGGCTGCTCGATGCTCTTCCAGTTATTATCTTGACAGGCCTTATCCCAAATCAAAGGCTCTAACCAATCCAAACTATCAACAACAAGAGTTTTATAATCATTATCATTATCAAGCAAAGATTGTAAGTTTTTCAAAACATCTTCAAAACTTTGCGCTAATGGAAAATGGTCTGCTTCGATTTTGCCCATCCCATCTTCGGTAAGAATGAAGATTGGTTTGTTTGTACTTGCTGCAAAAAAAGTTTTACCTACTCCTGCGCCGCCATATAGCACTATGCGCGGCGGCTTCTGTTTAGCTTTCTTTCTTATGTTACTTAGACTCATTTTTACTCTCCTTTATGTCTATAATGTTATCGGTGCTTTCCAAAGAACTTTTCAACTCCTGAATAATTCTTCGTTTGTGGTCTTGTATCAAGGTAAGTTGATTTTGCGCTTCTTGTTCTTTTGGCGCTAAATACTTAGCCATGTTTAACAATTCCATCTGCTCTTTTGACAAATCAGCTTCTAAATATTCTTTATCGTCAATTTTCACAGTCGGACTCTGTACTTCTTCAGTCATATTTACTATCTCCATTTAATTTATAGGTTTCACATACTCTTTTAGCTGGACAAAATCTACATTGTTCGCCAAAAGCGTAATTCGGTTTTTCTTCTTCACAAGCATCTAAAGCATTTTTTAATTCTGAAAATCCCCAATCTACAAGATACTCTGCTGTAGTTTCCCACGAACGAACTTTATCTCTAGCTCTAGGTTGTACGATTGTCATTATCACTTTCATATCTTCATTACCATATCGAGCCAAAGCGCCTAAAGCATAGATAGACATTTGTAAATTATTTTCAGGACTGACAGGCCATTTGCCAGTTTTAAGATCTACTACTTCTATTACTTCTTTATTAAATAGGATTGCATCACTTGTACCCCAACACTCAGAATTTATTTCTTCAATACTTACTTGTTCTTCAATGAGTGCTTTTGTGTTTAGTTCTTTAGATCGTTTTTCAATATAATCAACATAGAATTTGGCACAATCAATCATCTCCTGGTCTGCATAAATTTTTACATCTTCTACTGTTTCACTCTTACCAAGCCAATAATCTTCAAGAGTAACTCCTTCTAAATGACCTTTCATCAACATTTCTGCCATGTTGTGAATAAAAGTACCAACGAGCGCTGGTCTGCCTACAGGCTCTCTTTCAATTCCTTCTGAAAGTTTTATTGATCCCGGACAGGCAAACCAACGCTCTGCACTTGAGGGGGAATATTTACTATGCTTAGATGGCATAAATTCTTTTTTGTTGTGTTCTTTAGTCTGTTCTGCCAACAAATGATTTCTCCTCTATTTCTTTTATGTCTTGCATATCGTACAAAATTTTGCCAGCAATTTTATAATATGGAGGCCCTTCGCCTTTTATTCTTTGATTTGCCAAAGTGCGTACGCTTTTGTGCCACCTTACAGCTAACTCTTTAGGTGTAATATAGTCCTTATCGTTCATAGTTTTTCTTGTTTGTTAATGTTCCTACCAATGAGATATAATTAAAACATAAAAGATATGAAAAAGACAATGTGTTTTCGAGATCAATTAAAAATGGATGGTTTCTCAAGTTCATTAGAGGACTCTCCATGTATAAGCGTTTGCTCTACAACTTATGGATTGAAAGACTCTTGTATTTGTGGGCGTAATCTTAAACAGATTAGTTCCTGGAATTCTTATGACACAGTTACAAAAAAGAAAATTGTTATGAAAGCTATTGCGGATGACAAAAGTTTTCCAAGACAGAAACTTACTTTTTTGGCTAACGATCATAATATTTCCTTTGAAAAAGCAAAGCAGATCTTTGTTATTGATAAATTGTAGTTGGTAAATTTACACCACATAGAATTTCCTTTCCGATTTTCTCTATATTTCTTTTACTCGTTTTATCTTCAATATGCTGATAGCGTTTCATCATATTAAAAGATTTATGGCCCATTAGTTCTCCAGTTTGTAAATAATCAATATCTGCACTATTAGCTGTAGTTGCAAAAGAATGTCGCAAATCATGGAGTCTAATATCAGCTATATTAGGGCAAAATCTCATACAAGCTAATTTAACGCTGTTCCACAGCTTTTTTGGATTTTTGATACCTAATATCGTTTTATACTTTTTTTGCCTTGCAAGAGCTTCTATTAAAGAGCGACTTTGAGAATTAAGCCAAATTTTTCTAGTTTTAAGGTATTTATCAGTTTTATGATCTTTAATTTCAATATAATCGCCCTTCCAATCTTCCCATTTAGCTTTAGCCAATTCTGATTTTCGAGCGCCTGTCATAATTAATAAAAGTAAAAAACTTACTGAGTGTAGTAAAGATTTATCATTTTCTAATCTTCTAAAGAGTTCTTCAAAAAGAATTATTTTTTCTTGTTGTGTGTAAAACCTTTCTCTTTTTGTTTCAGTATGTTTTTTAATTCTAGTCGTTGGATTTTGATTTATATATTCATAATCAATAGCTAATTCAAAGACTGTTCTTAAAATAGTTAAACAACGATTTGCAGTATATTTTGATCTAACACTTAAATTATCAAACCAATCTTTAACATCTGCTTTCGTTATAGAGTTAATTAAAAGATTTCCGAAACAAGGTTTTATATCTTTCTCATACAAACGAACATACTCAGAAATAGTCTTTCTTTTATTTAATCTAAGTTGTTGTAAGTATTTGTCAAAGAGATTATTTAACGTAGGTAAATTATCTGTTTTTTTATTTAAAGGATCAAAATCTGTTTCTAACAACATCCTAGCCTGAAGTTCACTTGCGATCTTGCGGACTAACTGAATTGAAGTGCCACCATTGGCTATCTTCATATTTCTACGTTTGCCATTAAAAGTATATTTCAGGTAGTAACTAATTTGCTTTTGACCTTTGCTATTAATCCATTCTACTTGTTTGATACTTTGATTGAGATTGTCTGAAGTTATCTTTTTCATGCTACACCAAATAAATTTCTAAGTTCCAAACAAAAACAAATATGATAGCCAACAACAATAAAATTATTAAGTCTTTAGGCTCTCGCATTTTTATATCTCTCCACAGCAATCTTAGGCATATAGTGATGTCTTGAAATGAAATGGTATAAAACTTGTGATGATGATTTAGTGTTTCCTATCTCCCTTTCTAAATCTCTTAAAGTTTTACCATTTGTTAATCCTTCTCTAATCCAATCTAGTTTTTTGTTAATTTGTTCTTTATCAAGCGACACAGATGCTAATTGGTTTTGATTTAACTTGGGATTACGATACAAACCAATTTGTTTTAAATCTCTTAATAATTTTGTAATTTGAGCAACTGAACAAGAAAGAATATTTGCACATTCCTCAATAGTTAGATTGTTCATTCTTAAATTAAGAACTCTCATGTGTTGCTCTGTAATTTCAAAATAAAATCTGAAATTATCCAATGGATCAATTAACTTTTTTTTCCAACAATTTAGCAAAGTAAATCTAACAAACTTTCTGTAAATAACTCCTGGATTTTTTTCAAAAAATTTATCTTTCCATTCTATCCATTCAGGAGTTCCATATAAATTTGTTATGGCATTGACTACTTCTGAAAAGACAGCATTTATTTTTTCTTTTGTATTATGAATAGTTCTTTCTTTTGTTGATCTAACATAATAACCTTCTGCTTCTGCCCTATTGAGTATTTGTCTTATTCTCTCTCTTGTAATTCCATATCTAACGCCTAACGTCTGATATGTATTTGAATGATCTAAATTCCAAAGTGTTAGCACTTCCAAATTTCTTTGATTAGAAACCCATCTTAATTTTTGCCTTAACTTACTATTATTGCGTTCTGATTTAAGAAGATGTCTTTTAAGCGCCCATGCGCTTTTTAAATTTTGTATTCTATTGAAGTCCATTTTTTCTCCTTTTCATATTGTTTCTTTCTCTAGTTATTTCGTTTTCTACACCAAACCAACCTTCTACAATTTTTTCTTTGAGTTCTGCATCTGACATATCTGTATCGTTATACAACAACTCAATATGTTTTGGTTTCACAATTAAGGTTGCGTACCTATGATATTTTTCATCTACAAATTTAAAATAATAACCAGCACCATAATAAATGTACTGTCCATTTTCATTTTTCATAATCATATTTTTTCTCCTAAGTGGTGTGAGGAAGTAAAGGTGCAAACTCCCTCACACGCTTTATTAGTTGAATAATGCTTTTGAGCCAAAGACCGCTCTTTTTGCATAAACAACTTCTTCTCCTTCTCCTTCTAGTTTTTTTACTTGTGCATCCATTTCTTTATCTATAGAAATGTCGCCCTCTACTTTTTTTTCCCATACAAATTGTTTTGTACCGCATGGTAGTTTTATTTGTATTTTGAACTGACTAAATTGTTTCATAATATTTCCTCTTATTTAAGTTAATAATAAGATGATATATGAGTTTTAGTGATTATGCAAGAACTAAAATGATATTTAATTATCAAGTAATGTTATGGCTTTGTAAAAACTTTCTTTTGAATTGATGTTTTTCATTAAACAATCTTTGAAAGTTATTTTAGTTCTTTTATCATTTTTAAATATTTTAAATATTATGGTGTTGTATTCCAAACAACAAAAAGCATAAAGATCAACCATGCCTTTTTTATAATCTCTTTTTTTTGTATTAGCACCTCTGCGCATATCAAAACACCAATTCACTCTTTTGTGTGTCTTGTGGCACATTTTTTTTATAGCAGCAGTTTTTACCTGGCATTTATACATTGTGTCATTTATTTCAAAAATTATGTCAGCATGACTGCCATGTGGAAGAATATGTACTGTATCGCTTTGCAGACTCAGAAAACTTGCCACAGCATATTCGCCAGCTCTGCCAATTCTCTCTGTGGCTCTGGACATTTTATTTTTTCATTAATCTTGGTTTGCTGTTAAACCACCTAGTATCGGCGCTAATCTTGTAAGTTGTTGGCCTTGTCCTAATGTTTCTAATAAAGCTCTTTGTGTAATAGGATTACGATATGCAGATGCACCTATCCCGGCTGCGATCCCTACTGCAGGATTTATAAAAGAAGCACCACCTAATAATAAACCTGTGCCTAGCAATCTACCAGCAGTTCCAGAGTCGCCTACAGATCGCCCAATAACATCTTGAGCTACTCTGCCTTCAGGTTGCAATAATCCTTTGCCTTGAAAAGTCAGGCCTTTTTGTGCGCTTTTGTCTGCTGACTTAGATGCTTGTAGAAGTTGTCCAGGAGTAAAAGTTGCATCTTTAGTTGATGCAGTCGATGCTTTTCTAATAACTTGTTCTTTAGCGTATGCTTTTTTAGCTGAAAGATATTTTGATACATCGGATGTTGTGTTATCTTTTTTTAGAGTATCTTCAAATAGTTTATAAAGTTTTCGGTAAGCATCTCCTTGTTCTCTTTGCACAGCATCAGTAGAACTGCTAAATCTATTTATTTTTTTTCTTAATACTTCATCTGCATTTTGCAAACTTTTGCCTGTAAGTTGATTGTCAGATGCTTTACTGAAAGATGTTTTGAATAAAGAATTTTTTATATTTTTTATTTCACTTGGACTAAACCCACCTTCCCTTCTAAGTAAGGACTCCATCTGAGAAGTAAGTTTTTGCGCATCTTTAATCTGCAAAGACTCAATAGAATTATCTAATGCTTTGCCTACTTTATTAGTAAGAAATAATGTCGCATCATCTATGGAAAGATTATTTGGCAAAGTTTCGCCTATATCATCTAGCGCCCTGTTAATTATAGATTTAGTAAAACTTTCTTTTGTTCTCGTAAATGCAGGGCCAGTTCCGAGTAAAGGTAATGAAGTAAGAGTTTCTTCTAGTTCTTTTACACCTTTACCAATAGTTCCTTCCAATGCCATGCCAGGAGTTAGTTCAACTCCTTCTTTTTGTAATTGTCTAGCTTGTGCAGACACGCCCGGTAATATTTTTTTTGCGGCAGCTCCCATAGAGCCACTTAGCACACTACCTAGTGCTGCACCTTGTAATCTGTCTTGTATATCGCCATCTGCTTGACCAGCACCATAGCCAGCACCTACAGCCGCAGATCTTAAAGCAGTAGAGCCAACAGTTCTTCCAACGCCAGCGCCACCTGTAAGTGCGCCACCAAGTAATTCTGATCCATAAGCAAGAACAGGACTTTCTTCTCTAAATCTGTCTATATCTCCTCTTACTTCTTTTACAAGTTCTGAGTATTTCCTATCACTACCTAACGATCTTACAAATGCTTCAACTTCATCGCCAAAACCTAAAGCCAGGCCTTGACCAATAGCTGATCTTAAAACATTTGTAAAAGTGCTAGGGCCTAATTTTTCATCTATGTAATCATCTTGTTCTTTTGCAGAGAGTTCAGCAAAATTATCTGGCACATCTAATATTTGTCCTCTAGTTCTAATTTGTGCCATTATTCATTCCTACCTAAAAAATCAAAACTGTTTTTTCTTTGGTATTCATTTCCAATATCTGAGCCTTTATCTTGAAAATCATCTATTGTGTATGTTTTAAATAGAACATCGGTTGGTTGTCCTTGTTCATCTACTTCTCTTTCATATCCATAGCCAGCAAACACTCTGTTTGCATCAATTCCTAAAGGAGTATATAAATCATTTGTTTTATTTACTTTATAAGTGTCCCAGTCATTTACTAATGATTGCACAGATTTTTGTGCTAATTGCACCAGGTTATTTCTAATTTCTGGTGTAAAACCTTCGCCTTTAGCTTTAGAAAATTCGTTTAAGAAGTTTTGGTAAATACCTTGAAAGTTTCCAAAAGTTCTTACTTCCCCTTCTCTTACAACTGAGTCGTCTAGGTTTTTAATATATTTAATCATTAAAGAATAAGCTGCTGCCCCACTATCATCTTGTGCGGCATCTATAATTTGTCTAAAGTTTTGTATTCCTTTTTTTACATTAGCCCATTCTTTTCCTTCTAATTTGTTTTGTTCCAAAGACATTTTTTTTGCTTCAACATCATTTACAGGTTTTGCTAAATCTGCAAATTTTAAAGCTACGTCAGGATCTCCAATTTGCATAAAACGATTTGCTAAATCTCTGTAATACATTTTGTCGCCCATAGTACCTTCTGCAAAATCAGTTCTATTTGTGTTTTTAAAAATATTTCTTCTATCTTCTTTAAATTTTGCATCATCGATAAGTCTTTGTCTTTGCGCTGCAATTTGTTGATTTTGTAAATCATAAGCAGTTGGATTTATACCTTGTAAAGCCAACCCTAGATTTCTCATACCCTTAAAAAATTTTTGTCTACCAGTAAGTTCATTTACTGGCGCATTATTCATTGTCATATTTTGATTAGGCAAAAGACTTGGTTGTTGATTACTTGTAGTTTCTTGATCTAAAAGACCTTGCAGTTCTTCTTCTTGTGGTGTTTTTGGTCTGCTAATAATCATAACTTATGGCCCGAAAATTCCACTACTCATTTGTGCTAAAGCATCAGTAGAAACACCGCCAAGCGGCCCCATACCAAGAGAGCCTAGACCTGTCATGCCTTTAAAGACATCCATAGCATCTAATTCAAAAGATTTTGTTTTACTATCTCTGCCAATAACAGAAGGAGATATTTGCCCGGAAGCTGCGCCTAGTAGTCCTAAACGCCTTAGTGGAAAATCAAGTTCTCTGTCGAATTCATCTCTATCTGCTAATAAATTAGCTTGATCTATTTGTCTTTGTTGTTCGCCAATACTAGAGAGTAGTCCAAGATTTCTATATTGGTCTGCTAATTGTCCGCCCAACAAATTAGCTTGTAGGCCCATTTGTCTTAAACCTAGTTGTGATGTTAAATTATTTGCTTGTTGCCTTCTTTGTGCATCCCTATCAGCTAACATCGCTGCATCCTGAAAACCTTTTAATCTAAGACCAGCAATCGTTTGCGAGGTAATTTCATCTAAAGGTCTTGTAGCTTCTGACTCTAATAAAGCAGAACGACTACCACCAAAAGCGCCAGCTTTTATAGCTCTATCTTGCGCTCTTGACTCTAATAAATCTCTTTGTCTGTTTGCATCAGCTAGATAAGAATTTATAACATCATCTTCTAATCTGCTTTGGTAGGTTGATAAACCATCCATTAAAGAAGCTGACTCTACATTTGGACTTTCTCTATTTATCAAACCACTAATTGCGCTTCTAGGATCAAAACCCATGCTTTGATCGAATATACTCCTTGTGGTTGTCATAGCTTTTATTTGGTCTGGTGTCAGACCAGCTACCATTTGTCCTGCATAAGGTTGAAAATCTAAATCAGCGCTTTCTAAACCAATTTCAGATGCTTTTGTATAAAGGTCTTGTAAATAGTCAGGTACTACTGCTCTTTCAGATGTTTTTGATTTTCCTGCACTCATAATTCTTTAACAATTAAACTTTCTTCTTGGAAACCAAGATGTTTTATCTTGCGTACCCAACCTTTTCGACCACCGCCATAAAGCCTTTTTACGCCTATAGCTTTAGCAAATTTTTCAATAGACTCTAGCATTTGCTCTAATTCTTTATAATTACCACCACAAAACATTAAATTCATAATTGTAATTTGTGGCAGACGTACTATTTCTGTAACAAAAGCAGACTCTTTGCCTGGCCATAAATGGAAAAATCCATGTCTTATTTTATCTTCTATGTCGTCTATTGTATAGGAGTCCTGGTGTTTAAGCGCTGGCTCAATAAACTTTTTAGAGTGTTCCCAATAATATTCCCAATCTTCTTTTTTAATCGCCTTTTGCATACTCAACCAAACTTACAAAAACATTAATATTTGCATGACTTACTTGTATTTTAAGAA